AGCAATGGCTGGAAGTACTGAATTGGCAGAGTGGACTTTTTCAAACATAAATGGAACTATTTATGCAGGAACAGGTCAACCAGTTGGAGATGTTCAAATGAATGGCAACGCTTCTAGTTTTACATTTAAAGTAGCAGGCGGAGGAAAATTAACGAAACAATAAAATAAACACACAATGAAAGTTGAAAAGGGAATAGCAACACAAGAGGTAAACGAGTGGTTAGAATTTAAACGAGTATCTGAAAAGAAAAAAGAGGCTAGAGCCGAAGAAATTGAAAGTATAATTTCGGAAGTTGAAGAAGGTAATTTGTCAGTAGATGATAAGTTTAATTTGAATTATAGTTTAAAATTTCCTATTGAAGATTCTGAGGGAAACGAAATGGATCAGATTTTGTCATTTAAAGCAAGGTTAAGATCAAACGAATTAGACCCATATTTAAAAGGTGTAAAGGGTGCTGATGTTGATGGTAGACTCAGGGCATATATTTGTGCTTTGACTGGCAAAAACAGTCAGATTATAAAGAAATTAGATACTGAAGATCATTCTATTTGCGCTTCAATTGCCCTTTTTTTCTTGTAGAGAATGCTTTTGAAGTTAGTGTAGATGTTGTTTTTAAAACACTGGTACGGGCGCGCAATTGGACGCCCGATGTGTTAAGTTCTTTGTATTTAGATGATTTAGATTATAAAGGAATAATATACTGGTATCAAGACGTTTTACACGAAATTGAGGCCAGTAAGGTAAAAAAATAATGGGCGTTACTTCAACAGTTTCAACAAAATTTACAGCGATAGATAAGTTTTCGGCTAAAGTATCGAAAATGTCAAGGGCTACACAGACTTTTGCAGCAAAGGCAGAAGTTGGAGTAGCAAGAGCAAATCGTGCGTTTAGAAGCATGACATCTCCTTTACGGTCACTTTCAAGGCAGTTAGGCCAGCTGGGCTTAGTTCTAGGAATCACAGCAGTAATATCAGTAATTGGAGGCGCTATTAATGTCTTTAAAGACTTTGAACAGGCAAATGCTAATCTATCGGCTGTTATGTCGTCGGCAACAGCTCCGCAATTAGCAACGTTACAAGCGGATGCCGAGAGATTAGGCGGAACAACGGCCAAAACAGCAACTGAAGTAGTTGGATTACAAGAAAGTTTTGCGCGTTTAGGCTTCCCAATGGCCGATATTATAAACATGACTGAAGCAACTATTTCTGGGTCAATTGCTATGCGTGGAGAATTAGCAGATACGGCTGAGTTGGTTGGAGCTGTTGTTAAAACTTTTGACACATTTGGGTCAATTGATGCTCCAAATATTATTGATAAAATGACTTTAGCGACTCAAAAAAGTGCTTTAAACTTTGAGAAGTTGCAAAAAGCTTTACCGATAGTCGGTGGAGCTGCTAATGCAGCTGGGATTTCATTTGAATCAACTGTAGGATTACTTGGAAAGTTATCAGATGCGGGAATAGATGCAAGTAGTTCGGCTACAGCCTTAAGAAATATATTTATTGATAGTAAGGCTAAAGGGCATGGATATGAACAAATTTTAGAAAACATACAAAAAAACCAAGATAAACTAACGGCCTCAAACGATGCTTTTGGCAAGAAAACAGCAGTAAGCGCTTCTATTCTGGCGAATAAATTGCAAGAAGCAAAAAAACTAACAAAAGACCTTAGTAATGAGACATTATTTATGGGAGCTGCTCAAAAAGCAGCAGAGAAACAACAAGCGACTTTAGGCGGTGCGCTTACCCTTTTGAGTAGTGGTTATGATGGTTTTATTTTATCATTGGAAAACGGAAACGGTGCTTTTTCAACAACATTAAAAAATATTACACAAGTAGCAACAGATATGCTTTCGATGGCTTCTGGTACGGATGTGGCATCAAAAGCAACAACGGAACATGAAAAGAAGGTGGCTAAATATGCAGAAATAGCATTGACATTATCTAAAATAATCTTGCTTATTGTGGGTGGAATGATAGCGTTTAAAATAATACTACTAGTAACTTCAGTATTGATGGCAGCATACAATATAGGCTTAGGAATAATGGGGGCGTTAAGCGGCACTGCTTCGATTGCAATTGGAGGAAATGCCATCGCGCTTGGAGCCTATAAAATAGCTTTAGGCATTTCAACAGCTGCACAATGGTTGTTTAATGCAGCAATGTCGGCTAATCCTATTGTATTAACGATTATTGCAATATTGGCTTTAATTGCAATAATTGCAATAGTTGTTACTTATTGGGATGATTGGGGCGCGGCCGTGTCATTTATGTTAGGGCCGATTGGATTAGTAATTTCAATTATTCAATCACTTAGAAGAAATTGGGATATGATTGGAGATGCCTTTACAAATGGTGGCTTTTTATCAGGCATTTTAGCGATAGGAAAAGCACTACTTGACGCGGTATTAATGCCAATCCAGCAGATTTTAGAAATAGCTTCAAAGATTCCAGGAAGTATGGGTGAGTTTGCAGCAGCGGGAGCAGAACAAATAAATACTTTTAGATATGAAATGGGAGTTAATACTGGTACGGTAGCCGATCCCAAAGGCGCTGAACGTGACGCGTTAACTCAAACTATTAATAAAAGTAATTCAACAAGAAATGAACTATTAATAAAAGACCAAACAGGGAGGGCCGAACTGTCTGGAGATGCCGAAAATAATATAGGTATATTTTTACCTTCAAACATGGGCTTTCAATCATAAGTTATGGATTTAACGATTTACGAAACAGGAGGGGGTGGGGATTTAGTTTTACAAGGCAATAACTTGGAAACCACTAATTCACTGTTTAATATGCCTTATTTAGGTCTATTTGGAGGAAATGTAGAAGCTTCAACACCTACAGCAAGGCCAGCTAATGAGCAGGCTTTTGATTATTGGGGTAATGCCTTATTAATGCCTAATAACATTGATATTCAATACAACTCAATAACCGAAAAAACTTTAAATGAAACGAGCTTAAATAGTGCAGGAAGGATTAAAATAGAACAAGCAGTAAGAAAAGATTTAGCTTTTATGTCTGATTTTGCAGATATTACTGTAGCCGTATCAATTACGGGAATAGATAAGTTGAAAATATTAATAAACGTACAGGAGCCAACCAACAACCAAAACAGAGACTTTGTTTATATTTGGGACGCGACAAAAGGAGAAATTATTGATCAGCAATTAGCTGGAATGGATTTTAATTCTACTCGCTGGCTTTTAGATACAGGAGTTTGGAATGATAATTCAATTTGGGTAGATACTAATTTTTGGATAGATTAAAATGGCAACAATAGAAAACGGGGAATCAGCCCTTTCAGTAAGAAGTAAATTAAATGTAAATTTAGCTGCACAAGAAGCAAACACAACTAAATTGGCAGACATTGAAGCGGATGCCGAGGTTAACCCCACGAATGCGGAAACAAAAACAGCTTATGAAGCTAACGCTAACACAAATGCATTTACCGATGCAGATAGTGATAGATTAGATTTAGCTGATATATCTATAGGAAGGGCATACATGGTGACTATTGATGTATCTAGTAGCATATCGGTTACAGGAGGATATAATACATTTATAGGCACTATGGTTTGGACGGACAGCGGTACGGGGGAATATACTCTGACAAGTGGAAGTAGTGAGTTTTCGTTATCCAATACAATGGTATGTTTAGTTGGTAATTCAAATGCAACTTTTGGAATTACAATTGGAACATCTGCAATTGTTTTGACTGCTTATAATTCTTCAGGAGTTGCAGCGGCCAATTTATTTACAGCTCTTAAAATAGAGGTAAAAAATTATAATTCATGATAACTATACCGACATTAAAAGAGATATACGATGATGCAATTAGTTCTTTAGAGACTAATTTAGGAATCAATATTCCTACTTTTGGAAAAAATATATTTAGACCATTGGCGGCCGTTCAAGCTGCAAAATTAAAGCTCTATTATTTACTACTTGCAAAAGTTCAAAAGAATATTTTTGTTGATACGGCTGACCCCGTAGCTCAAGGCGGTACATTGGAGAGGTTCGGAGAGGTAAAGCTAGGAAGGCCACCAAACCCAGCAGTAGCAGGTCAATACACTTCAACGGTAACAGGTACAGTTTCCGCTGTAATTCCAGCACAAACAACTTTTAAAAGTGATGATACAAGTAGCGCACCAGGATATTTATATATTTTGGATATTGCCTATACAATGACATCAACAAGCGAATCAATAACACTTCGAGCTTTAACAGCTGGGGCTGTTTCAAAACTTTCAATTAGTGACACCTTAACAGCCACTGCACCGATTTCAAATGTGGATAGTTTTGCAACTGTTACCGCTGTTTTTGTGGAATCTTTAGAGAGCGAAGGAATCGAAGTTTATAGACAGCGAATCATTGAAGCATATCGAGCAGAACCTCAAGGAGGCGCTGCGGTTGATTATAGGCTTTGGGCAAGCGATGCACAAGGTGTAAAAAATTCTTATCCATACGCAAAAGCAGGGCAAGATGGTATAATTGATTTGTACGTTGAGGCAACCACTACAGATAGTTCAGATGGCAAGGGAACGCCAACATCTGGAATATTAACAGCGGTTGAAGATGTTGTGGAATTAGACCCAGACACCACTTTGCCAATGAATGAACGAGGGAGGAAACCATTAGGAGTTTATCAAGTTAACTATTTACCGATTTCAATAATTGACATTACTATTCAAATTACAGGCGGGAGTTATACAACCGATCAAGAAACATCTATAAAAAGTGCTTTAGTTGAGGCAGTTAATTTAGTTCGTCCATTTATTACAGGTGCTGATGTGGTTGCAGATAAAAACAATATTTTAGATAATAATAAAACTGTTTTTGTAATCCAAAGCACTGTGCCAAGCGTTGCATTTACAGGTATATCAATAACATTTAATTCTGTAAGTTTAACCACTTACTTATTTAATAACGGTGAAATACCTAATTTAGCATCTGCTAATATTACTTATGCTTAGTAAAATTCAACGTCTCACAAAGTCTTTATTTCCTACAGGAAGGGTTTGGCGAATTGTTCCGGGTGGAATATTTGACAAAATACTTTCTTCATTTAGCTCAATTGAATCTACAGCGTTAGATGGGGCGATGAATGTTTTGGATGTTATATTACCAGACAACGATAATTTTACCGCGCAAGATGCTACAGATTGGGAGGTTAGATTGGGATTGATTACTAATTTAAGTTTAAGCTTGGAGGATAGAAAACAGGCTATAATCAGGAAAATGAATCATCCCGGAACAATAAAAGCGCGTCAAAATTACAGGTTTTTAGAACGAGAATTAAGGAATGCAAATTTTGATGTTTATGTTTATGAAAATATATTTTCAGATGGTTCTGGCGGATTAGAAACAAGAACACCTGAAGCTGTTATAGGCTCGAATACAGGATCAACCGAAGCGCAGTTAGGAATGAATCAATTGGGAGAAGCCCAATTAGGTACTGCATACCTAAATAAAGCTGTTTGGTCACTCGATAGAAAAGATCAATATTTTGATGCAGGAACACTATTGAGAAGAACTTTTTTTATTGGTGGTAATCCTTTGGGCACATTTGCAAATGTTGACGCAACAAGAGAAATTGAGTTTAGAGAATTAATTATGAAGGTTAAACCAGCGCAAACAGTTGGCTGGTTGTTAGTAAATTATATATAATGGCTAGAGATATATTAGATTTAGATAACGTTGAATTAGCTGATACTGATTACCCTTACGGAAGGGTAAAGGATATTAGCGCAGCGGGTGCAGGCGATGGAACACCTGTAAATGAGGCAATGACAGGCGATGTTTTGCAGTTCTTCAATAAATTAATGGCAGAAGGAGGCGTTACCGCTAATGGTCTTCCAGATAACAATTATTCAGGATTTCAATTTTTCGAGGCGTTGGAAGGTTTAATTCCAGAAATTAAATATAGGGGTGTTGTTGAATATTCCGATGGGAATAATTTACCATTAACTGTTATTAGTGGAACTAATAATGTAGCATCGTTTACAAAAGCAAACATTCAAATTAATATAACTTCTAATGCTTTTGCTGACAATATTGTTAGTTTTGGGAGTGATATGCCTATAGGCACTAGAATTAAAATACTAACAAATAACGGGGTAAACCCAGTTAATTACTTAATAAACTCAACGACATTGGGAGGCTTTCCGCCACTAAGAAAAAACAATGTAACAGCAAATAATACAGGATTTTCAACTGCTCCATACCAAACATTCACAGCGACTCGAATGAATGATTGTTGGGCAATAGAAGACGACACATGATTTTAAACGTTGACACACATAACACGGTTAGGATGACTAACAAATTGGAGAAGCTGCATCGTTCAGCTTTTCCCGTGGCAGTGCGTCAAACATTAAATAAAGCGGCGTTTAATACAAAGAAAAAAAACCTGCTATCAGTAACCAATAAAACTTTCACGAATAGAACAAAGAGTTTTTTTAAGGCTAATAGTAGGGTTTTCATGGCAAAGGGCTTTAACGTACGTTCAATGGTTTCTGAAGTTGGAATGGTTGAAGGAAGGTTAAAAGGGTCGAATAATTACGCGGTTAAAGATTTAGCCCAACAAGAAAGAGGGGGAAGTATTAAAGGACGTTCTTTTATTCCTATTTCAGTTGGTGCTAGAATTGGAAAATCTTACGGTAAAAATGTAAGAAAAGCACAACGGATAAGCACTGTTAATAATCTTGTAAAGGCTAAAAAAGCAAACGGAAAAACAAAAGGACAAAGATTTATTCAATCGGCTGAAAAAGCTGGAATAGGTGGGCGATTGTTAACAGAAAAAACAAGAGGTAAACAGTTTATTTTTGAAATCCGAGGAATTAAAAATTCTGGTAAAAACAGAATAAAGGCCGTTCCAATTTATTCTTATATTAAAGGGCGTTCTGTAAAAGTACAGCCTACTAAATTTATGGAGCGTTCAGGTGATATTTCAGGGCGGCAAATGGATAAGTTCTACCAACAAGAAGGACAGAAACAAATTAATAGATTAATGGCTAGATGAGTTGGTTGGATAGGATAGATAGCGGTATAAGTATAACGACTGGAGATAGTAAGGTTTTCACCCCCTTATGGAAACCAACAAGTAAAAATTTAGATTTTAATATTTCGGAATTTAACTTTCAAAATGTTGCTGGAACATTAGTTAATCGAGGCGAGCCAAAAGGCAGAAAATTTCCAATTGAAATATATTTTATCGGTGATGATAATATTGAAAAGTCGCTCGAATTTGAAGAAAGCTCAAAAGACAAAAGGGCGTGGGTAATTTCGCATCCTTATTATGATGATATTCTTGTTCATCCAGTATCATTAAATTTCGATAATAACAAATACAATTCAACCAAAATAACAGGGGTTGTTCTTGAAACTTTGAGCGATATTTATCCAAAAAGCACATTAAACCAAGTAGACACAATAGCACTTTTAAAAATAGAGTGCGATGAAGATATGGCGCAGGATTTCGCGACCACTATACCAGCTCCAAAAGCAGCTACAGTTGCAAGCATGGATGAAGTAACGAATGATCAATATAACGCATCGAAATTAATAATAGTTGATACCACAGATGCAGAAGATTTTAGAGGCGCATTAAGCGAGGCAAGTAGTGCAATTGATGTGGCTACTGT